CTACTCCTACGTTGTAAACAACCTTACCTCTTACTTTACCAGTAAGCAATCCGATTTCGTCTTCGTCAACCATTGCAACTTGATTGTGGTCAGCAGTTAAGCCAGTCGCAAATACAAGGTTTTTTCTTTCGTAGATAACTACTGTATTATCTGGTAAACCGTTTAAAGTAACGATTGTATGTCTTCCGAAAGTTAATGCGAAATCAGTATTTCCATTTCCGTAAACAATCCCTTGAGTTGAAAGGTAAAAAGCATAAGCCTCTGCAACGTCTGGAGAAACTGCTAATATTAATTCTTTGTTTTTCAAAGCAACTGGAACAGCAGCCAAAGCTGGTTTCAAGTAGTCAGACAATACATTTGCCTCAGTTACAGCAGTTTCAGAAGTTCTCTTGATAATGTCAGCGTCAGCAACGAATAAAGTAATGAAACCGTCAAAGTTAACAGAAGACTGCCACATATCTGACTCTAATTTCTCACCGATAGCTCCCAAAACTTCCGCTTGGATAGCATCCATTATGTCAGATGGAGCAGTTGCGTTTGCAGCACCAGCACCCATAATTCCGTCAGACCAAGTTGCTCTGAAATCCTCTTTACAAACGTCAAAATCATTTTTGAATTTGAAAGGCTCGATTACATTTTCGTTTAAAACGATTGAACCAGCAGGAGCAAATCCACAAGTGTATGCAGTTGTACCGTCTGTGTAAGCAATTTTTCTTAACGATAATTTGTGGTTAACATTTTCTGCGATAGTTACCGCATTTTTTTCAATAGTGTCAATCGTTTTGAACGCTTGACCGATAATTACACCAGCATCTCTTCCAGCATAATTTGAACTTACAGTTGTAGTTGTAGCCATTTTTTTAATTTAAATTTTTAAGGTTATTCAATATTTTTTGATTGCGTGTTAATTTCACGTTTTTGTTTGAAGTTTCTTTAACTTCTGGTTTTGCTTTTGTTGATGCTTTCACCTCAACTTGAGAAGTTTTAACCTCTGCGATTTGTGCCGATAATTCAGTCTTAACGCTTTCGATTTGTTTTGCAACTTCAATTGACATAGAAGTAACAATTGATTTTACCAAAGCCGAGAATTGATCTTCTTTTGACATTTCAGCTTCAACGTTAACCTCAACCTCTGGAGCAACTTCCTCAGCCATTGCCTCTTTAATTTCAGCAATTACACCCTCTTCGGTAATTACTAAAAGTCTTCCGTCTTCAAGTTCGTGGTCTCCGATTGGAGCAGGAACTCTGTCGCCATTTTCAGCTACAATAAAAACTGGTTGCCCAGCCTCAAAACTTTCAGCCTCTAAAACGGTAACACCATCTTTTAATCTCATCGTTTCCAAAGTTATTTCAACCTCTTCAACGGTTGCAACTTCTTGAGATAGTTTCACAGATGCAAAACCCTCTTTAATTGCGTTAACAATTGTTTCTAAATTCATATTATAATCACTTTTTAAATTTACTTTTTCCATATCAAAAACTCCATCAATTGAGAAGCCTTTAACCTTTCCTGTTTTTACATAGTCGTTCCAAATCTCGTCGTTATTGATTTTCATCAAACCAAACCAACTACCAACAGGCTCGTTAAAACCATAGTGTACAGATTTATCGTGAACCTCATCTTCTTTTATCCAACTTTCAACGTAGTTGGTTCAAGTTCAACCAACCAATTAGCTCAAACTATTGGACAACAACAACAACAACCAATACAGGCCTATGTAGTAGCAAATAATGTAACAACTGCACAGGCTTTAAATAGAAATATTATTGAAAGTGCTACAATAGGAGGTTAAAATTTTCAGCCTACAAGCTTAAGAAATAAATAAAATTTAACCTTGTAGGCTTATAAAGTAAAAAAAGTTGATAACAAAACAATAAAAAAACGTTATACTATTATGGAAACATACAATGTTATATTTAATGAGGAGGAAAACGAAGGCGTTTATTGCGTTTCCTTAGTTTCTGATCCTGCAATAGGTGTAAATTTCATCGCATTATCAAAGCAAAAGGAGTTAAAACTTGCAACAGTTAATGAGGAGCAACGTATTTTAATGGGTGCAATATTAATTCCTGATATGCCTATTTATCGTAAAGATGAAAAAACAAAAAAAGAATTTAATATAGTATTTCCTGCTGAAACAATATTAAAAGTACAAAAGAATTTTGTATTAAAAGGTTATCAAAAAAATTCAACAATTGAACATAACGGAGAACAAATAGACGATGTTTTCTTTTATGAAAATTGGATTAAAGAAGATGAAGTACACGACAAATCAGTTCACTATGGTTTTAATGAATCCGTAGGCACTTGGTTTGGATTAATGAAAATAAATAACGATGTTATTTGGAACGAATATGTTAAAACAGGAAAAGTAAAAGGCTTTAGTATTGATGGAGTCTTTGATATGGAGAAAATTAATTTAAACAATGAACAAATGGATTTAAAAACAATCGTAGATGCGATTAAGGAGGGATTTGCTTCGGTAAAATTATCGAACGAACCAGAAGTACCAGCAGTTGTAGAATTGGCTACAATGAAACTAAAAGACGGAGTAACCGTGTTAGAAGCAGAAAGCTTTGAAGCGGGACAATCAGTTTTTATCGTTGCTGAAAATGGCGAAAAAGTACCAGCACCAATTGGAGAGCACGAACTTGAAGACGGAAGCGTTTTAATAATCGTTGAGGAAGGTAAAATTGCTGAAATCAAAACGGTTGAAACGGAAGTAGAAAGCGAAGATGTAGCAATGACAAATGCAGACCAATTTGCTGAATTAGTAAAATCAATTGTAACTTCAATGAGTACTGAAGTAGGTAACCAATTTGAAACATTAAGAGCTGAATTAAAAGCTGAAATTGCAGAAACAAAAACAAAAGTTGAAGTAAAAGCTTCGACAAAATCAAAACCTGAAACTTTCGTAGAAAAGAAATATTCAGAAATGACAAATTTAGAAAAATTAAAATTTAACAGAAACAATTAAACAAAAAAACAATGGCAGTATCATTTACAGGTGCGAAAACAGCACAATCAGAGTACCCAGAAATCATTCAAGAAATCTATTCTGATTCACCAACTTTTAGAGGTGAAACAATCGAACTTGTTGAGGGTCACAAATCAGGAATGGACATTTACGAAAGTTCCGCAGAGGTTATATTTTCCGCAGCAAATTATGGTCCAGTAACAGCTGATAACGTAGCGTTGAAATCACAAAAATCAACTGTTAACTTAAAGACTTTTAATGTTGAGGGTATTATAGATGAAAGTTCTTTGTTGGGTACACGTTACCAAAAATCAATGAAAGCAGGAGCTTTTGAGGTAGTTTCAGACGAATTCGACCAAAAAGTATTAATTCAAGTTCAACCAGCAACGTCTGCTAAATTAGAAAGCGGAGTTTGGAATGGTGCGACTACAGCTACAAAAGCAGCTATTGCGGCATTAACACCTGGAGCAGCTCAAGGTTCAATTTCTGCAGGAGCGCAAACTTTAGTAGCAGCTATGCCAACTACTTTGTTTGACTCAGTACCAGCGACTATGTTGTACAATGATTCACAATCAAAAGCAGTACCGGGAGCAGGTTTAGGAGACTACAAAAAAGTATTATCAATTGCAGCAGTTACAAGTGCTACAATTGTAGCGGAATACGTTAAATTGTACAACACTATTCCAGACGATATTTTAGTATTGACAGGAGACGATGCACCAGTAATTTATGCGCCAAAAGGTGACTACAAATTAATCAAAACTGTAAACAGAGTTCAAGGTGCAGCATTGCAAGAAAATTTTGTTGGAAGTACTTTTAACGATATGTATTTTAACGATGTGAAAATTGTATTTGTTGACTTGGTAGGGTTTAGAATTGCAGCACAAAAATTCAACTTGAAATTAGTTATGGATTTACTTTCTGACTCAAGTCAATTGATTATCGAGAAAGAAGCTAACGCATCTACAAGACGTATCATTAAGATTATCAACACAATGACTACTTGGGTTGTTAAACAAAAATGGAACGTACTTTACGCAGGATAATATTAATCAAAACCGCTTATTAATTTAAGCGGTTTTTAATAAAAAAATATATGAGTTGTTTAATTAGCAAGGGTAAATTGTTGGCTTGTAAAGACCAACGAGGGGGAATAAAAAATATATATTTTGCGAACTATTTAGACTATTCTTTTGTAATTGCAGCACACGCAGTTACTAGCTTAGGAAGTTTAACAGAAGTTTTCAAATATGAAGTTAAAGCAACGACCAACGCTTTGACTGAAACAGGTACAAGTTCTGAGGATAATGGAACTTTTTTAAATGCACAATCTTTAGCAGTTACTTTACCAAAACTAGGTACTGACTTACAAGCTCAAGTTCAATTGATTTGTTTGGGTAGACCTTATGTGTTCATTGAAGATTACAACGGAAACGTTTTGTTAGTTGGCGCAACGAATGGAACAATGGCAAATTGTACTAAGGCTTCAGGCGGTGCGGGTGGTGATTTAAGCGGTTATACATTGACTATTACAGCTGAAGAGGGTAATTTGTCACCGTTCTTAGATGCTACTGCTAAAACAGCGTTACAAGCGTTGGTTTCAGATGTCGTAGTTTCTTAAATTACAATACATTAAAATTAAAAGCTCCTTATTGGGGCTTTTTTTTGTTACAATAACTAAAACTTTCACAATATTAAGTTACAAACTCAAACTATTTCGTTAATCTTTTATGAACATATTTAATTTAACAAAACCGTACAAGCTAAATTGCATACCTAGAGCGTATAACGACGGGGTTATTACGTTGCTTTTAAGGGACGAATTAAAGGATTTAACGCACACAATTAGCGTAGACAGTATATACTACCAAAACAGCGTTTTAATGCTTCAATTTAACGATATAACACTAAAAGAGGGGCAATCATTTGAGGTAATAATCAAAGAAAACGACCAATTAATATATCGTGGCAAAGCATACGCAACGGCACAGACAGATTTTGAGAATTTTGAACTAAATAAAGGGGTTTTAAAAGCCTAAAAAATATGGAAAAACTACAATTATTAACACTATCTAACTATATAAGACCAGAAATTAAGGAAGTTTCGGGTAAAAAGTGGGTATTAAACGGTAAAAACAACGAATTTTATAAAACAATTATAGATGCTTATAACGGTTCGCCTACAAATTCCGCTATTATAGACAGTTATTCGCAGTTTATTTACGGCAAAGGATTGACTTCAACTGACAAATTAGCTAAAACTTCAGAATGGGCGACTATTGTTTCTTTGTTTTCAAAAAAAGACTTAAGAAAAATTTGCAAGGACTTTGAAATGTTTGGGGAAGCTTCAATCGAAATCAATTACTTAAACAATAAAATACAAAAGTGTTTTCACGTAGCAAAGCAAAAGATTGCGCCTGAGGTTGCTAATGAAGATGGAGATATTGCAGGTTATTATTTTAGCTATGATTTTACAAATACAAACAAATATAAACCTGAACGCTTCGATGCTTTTGGCTTTGGTTCAGGCGGTGGCGAACGTTCAGAAATTTACGTAATTAAAGACTATCAGGTAGGACAATTTTACTACAGCAACCCAAGTTATGTAAGTGGTATTTCGTGGGCTAAAATGGAGGAAGAAATAAGCAACTATTCTATAAACCACATACAAAATGGTTTATCTTTCGGGCACATTATTAATATGAACAGCGGGGTTCAGCAAAGTGAAGAAACTATAATCGAAAACACACGTGCTATTAGAGATAAACTAACAGGCTCAAGTAATGCGGGGAAATTCTTTTTAAATTGGAATGACAATAAAGATTCTGCAATCACAATTGAAGCTTTAGAAGTATCAGAAGCGCACCAACAATATATATACTTAAGCACCGAAGCAAGACAACAATTATGCACGTCTCACAAACTTACTTCGCCAATGTTGGTTGGAATAAAAGAAGCTAGCGGTTTTAGTTATAATGCTGAGGAAATTAAAACAGGTTTTGCTGAATTAATGATAAACGTTATTAAACCAAAACAAGAAATTATTTTAGATGGATTAATGGAAATTTGTGCGGTAAATGGAATTACTTCGCAATTAGATTTTGAAAGTTTAAGAGCTGAGGACGTAGTAGATAATGTTGCAGGAGTTGACGCAGGAGTTACGGATGCAGCGGTTTCATATAACGGTGCGCAAATTGCAAGTGCAATTGATATTTTTGCAAAAGTTAAAGAGGGAATTTTAACAACAGAACAAGCGGTTGTATTTTTAGTTCAATTTTTGAACATACCTGCAAGTGTAGCAACTTCTTTATTTTCGCCAACGGTTGCACCTATCACACAATTAGAAAATCAAAAATTATGTTGTTCTAACGATAATACAGACCTTACAAGTATAGCTGATGCGCTTATTGAAATGGGAGAAGTTGTAGATGAAAGTGAGTGGGAAGAGGTAGATTCAATCCCGGTAACTGAACAATTAGAAATAAACGAAATCACTTTAAATTTGGCTAAAACATTTTCAAGTTTTCCAAATGTAAAAAGCGACCAAGATACATCTTTATTTAAAATTAGATATTCGTACGAGGGTGCTTTAGGAGCAAAAAGAGACTTTTGCCAAAAGATGGTAAGTGCAAGTAGAACTTATCGTAAAGAGGATATAACTTTAGCGGAAACTAAAACAGTAAACAAAGGTTTTGGACCAGAAGGAGCAGACAACTATTCTATATGGTTATATAAAGGTGGCGTAAATTGTAACCATTTTTGGATGCGTAAAATATACTTAAGGAAAAACAATACACAGTTAACGGTTAATGAAGCTAGAAAAATGATATTAGAACTTGATCCGAAAGACCGACCAGAGGCAAAGTGGCAACAAAATGAAAATGAAGTAGCGCAAATTGCAAGTGCAAGTAATAACTTTTGGAGCTTAAAACCTAACTACAGAAAATAATGGAAACTACTATTTTATTAAGAGAAAACGAACTGACTAAAAATACTTTGTTAGGTGGAAATATAGATATTGACTTATATATTCCTTGTATAAAAGACGCTCAAATTATAAGACTTGAAGAAATTTTAGGGGAAACATTATACGACAAAATTTGTTTAGACTTTGAAAACGATGATTTAAGCGGGCTTTATTTAACTTTGCACGAAAAATACATAGTACCTTTTTTAGTTGCAGCAGCTGCCGTTGAATATCTTTTAATAGGTGCTTACAAAGTAAATAATAATGGTATCTTTAAAGCACAGCCAGAAAATAGCGTAGCAATAGACAAAACAGAGGTGGATTATTTGGTTAATAATATGCGGTTAAAAAGCGAAATGTATAGCGATAGAATGACTAGATGGCTTTTACTAAATAATCTACCTGAGTGGCAACCAAACGCTACAAATGTAGTAAATCCTTTAAGTAGCAATCTAATGTTTGGGCGTTGGTTTATTGGAGAAGACACAATTTAAAGATTATGAGAAAAACAGATAAAAGAACAATTGAAAATATTAAAAAACTTAAACAATTTATAAAAGATGGGAACATTAAACTTAACAGCCAAACGAAGCGGAACATTCGATGCAGTTCTGTTTCAGATAGTAATAAATAGTGTACCACTTGATTTAACGGGTGCTATTATTAATATGCAAGTTCGTAAAGATTCAGGAACGCCAATTATTTTCGAGCCTACAATCACAGTTTTAAATGCGGTAAACGGAGACGTGCAAATTGATGAACAAATTTTCGATGTATGCGCAGGAGTTTATAAATATGATATTAGATTTCAGTTAGCAAGTGGGGAAGTTCGTTATGATTGGATTTATGGAATTTTTGAAGTTACTAATAATATAACACGAGTATAATGAGCGATATAATAGATATAAATATAAGTCAAACAATTGAAGAGGTTACTATAATTGCAACCCCTACAAACTATATTGTTAATATTAATAAATTAACAGGCGGTGCAGTAACTTCTGTAAATGGTGAAATAGGTGATGTAGTTTTAGTAATTCCTGACGAACAAGTTAATTCAGATTGGAATGCTACAAGTGGCAAAGCATTAATTTTAAATAAACCTACAATACCAAGTTCAACAAATTTTGTACCTTATACAGGTGCAACAGAGGGTGTAAATTTAGGTGAATTTGGTTTGCAAACAGGAAACATTGAGTTTGATTTAACGCCTACAAATTCACCTACAGGAGTTGGTTCAATGGTATGGAATGATTTAGCAGGTACATTAGATTTGAAACTAAAAGGCGGTGCAGTTACTTTGCAAATCGGTCAGGAAACAGTTGCTCGAATTGTAAACAGAACAAGTACAAATATTACTTTATTAGAAGCAAATTACCAAGCGGTAAGAGTAACGGGAGCACAAGGACAAAGACCAAAAGTAGATTTAGCCTTAGCAGATTCAGACTTAAATAGTACAACTACTTTGGGACTTGTAACTGAAACAATATTAAACAACCAAGAGGGTTTTATAACTACAAGCGGTCAAGTTCAAGAAATAAATACAACGGGAAGTTTGCAAGGTGAAACGTGGGCTGACGGTGACGTACTTTATCTAAGTGGAACAGTTGCTGGTAGAATTACAAACATTAAACCTATTGCACCTATTCATACGGTAATTATAGGCTTTGTAGAATACGCACATATTAATCAGGGAAAAATA